TTGCGGNATTATAGGTTCAATGACTACCTCCCAGGACCGATAATACACACGTTCGTGGACTACTTTTACCTTAACGGCGAGTCTGGTCGGAGGAAAACCACTACGCGCATTAGCCGGAACATTAGCCCCCCATTCCCATTGAGCGTTCAGTATGGTGCTGTGTTTGCCCCAGGAGAGGGAACTGGCCCGGTAGACTACATTGTCGGCACGACGGACACCAACCTGAACAACTCGTTTTTCATATACACGCTGCCCCAACCCATCACCAAAGGGCCGAACCACGAACTAACGGTCGTCTGGACGTGCTATTTGGACATACCGCAAAGGGTTAGCCAGAAGCTGATACCAGGCGGNCAGAGAGACGGCGTAACGGATGTGCTTGTAACGACATATGTAACCGACTACATGGCGCAGAGTTTTATCTATACCCCAGAAGGAGGTGCAAGACCAAGTAGCCCTGAAACATCCACGTTCCGTTACCGGGCCGGTACTAGCAACGCTCCTTCTGACATCCAAAACGATACAGACAGCCTCAAAGGCAGNAGTCTCGGAGAGCTACAGGGCACCGGCTTAACGATTCGTGCTCGCACCTCTGACTGGAACGGGCAGATAGGGGAGATAGTGGTGCACCAGCGTGTCTTGTATAGAACAGGGGGGTATTATACCTACGTCCCCGTCTGTCGTTTCACTTTTGACCCCCCGTTGGACAAGACGAGTGACTACGAGTTGGAGTTGTCGTGGGACTACGACGCTGTGGAGGTGCCCCCACCGTCATGATTTCTTCTTGGCCCTACCACGGAATTTGGGGCGACCCCGACACGCCCCCCGCAGCCGAGGTGTTTGTCCCACTGGTGGGGGCTTGGACCAGCTTTGTCATCGACGTGTCCGAAGGCGTTCAACGGCTTGGGCGCGTAACCCACGGATACCTGTACTGGTACGACAAGTTGCCCAAGGGCACGTCGATACTCTGCGACGTGCGTGTGAACGACACCGGCGACTGGCAGCGCGACTTGGTCCGCGGCACGCCTATCCGCCGCGCTCATGAGTGGAACGACGTGCCGAATCCGTGCGTCCGCATCCGGGCGCGGCTCTTCACCATGGCCGGTGACGTGACGCCGCTGGCCGACATCTATTTGGTGAAGCTGGCTGTCGTCCTGTCTCGCCGCGGGTCGATGGCCTGGCAGACGGAACAAGGCATACGGCTTGACTGGAGGGAGGATTCGTGACCGGAGAGGAGATTCGCCAGGAGGCTATCCGGTACAGCGGCTTCGACATCACCGAGGAAGACGCGCTGGCGTGGATCAACGAGGCCCTGCGGCGCTTGGGCGACATGGGCCTGGTGTACGGGCGTCTAGACGTGGACGCCCAGGCCGAAGTCTCTTATGTGTTGCCTCCCGACGCGCTTCACATCGTGCGGGTGGAGCATAGGGCCAGCCGACGGCCTTACGACGGCTGGCGACTGGTCGGGGACGAAATTATCTTTCATGACACTGGTCAGTACACCGTCTACGCACGCCGGATGCCTCCCCCGCTTCAGTTCATCGAGGAAGAGCCGTCTGTCCACATGGCCTTTCATCAGGCGATTGTCTTCTACGTGCGCGGCATGGCGAAGCTGAAGGACGATGATGCCTCTCCGGATGGACACGCGCTACTGCAACGCTTCGAGGAAGAGGCTACTCGGGCGTTCCGACAGCTGCAGCGCTCTCGGTCGCCTAGGACCATTAGGGTGATTCGCTGATGGCTGGCCGGGAAATTACCGTCTATCGAGACTTCCGCCGAGGCTTGAACGTGGATGTAGCCCCGCACTTGCTGGACGACACGGAGTTGGTCGTGGCCAAGAACATCGAGCTTGGGTTGCGCGGCGCGCTGCGTACCCGCAAAGGCGTAGTGCGCCTCAACCAGACGTCTTACGGTGCGCCGGTAACGCAGCTGTTTGAGTGGCCTCGGGACGATGGATCCGTTTGGCTCATGGCGGTGGTAGGAAATAAGCTCTGTCGTATCGATCCGGCGACAGGGAGCAAGACTGACGTCGCAACGGTGGCCCGCCCAACGGTGGGCTACTTTGTTTTCCAGGACAAGCTGTACTTCGTGGACGGTAACGGATTCTACGTGTACAACGGTACTACGACCGTCGCCGTCACACCGAAGGACCACCCGGAGAACGACATGACGCCCATCCGGCGTTGCACCATGCTGGTGCGTCATCCGAAGTCGTTTCGATTCTTTGCAGCCGGAGACCCGCAGCACCGGTCCACGCTCTACTACTCGGAGCCGAACGAGCCTGACTTCTGGAAGGGCACATCCAAGCTCGTTCCGTCGCAAGCGGACGGTGCTATCACCGGCCTGGCACTCCTGGCCGATGCCGTACTGGTGTTTTTCACCAACGCCGTGTGGGTCTGGCGTGGCATCGACCCGNATGAGGACGTTATCTGGGAACGGTTGTCCGCGCCGGAGGGTACGGCGGCTCCCGGCAGCATCGCCTTGACACCGATGAGTATGACGTTCCTGGGAGCAGGCGGACTGTGGGTCATGAGCCCGTCAGCGTTGGGGCTGTCCGGTGAGATTCGCTCCGATGGGCAGGCGTTTATCAATGTTTCCGACAATCGTGTGAATTCGCTTCTTGCTAGCATTACGCAGCGGGACAAGGTAGCTGCCGCCTACGACGCTAGGAGGCAAAAGTACCTCCTGACGTTCACCACAAAGGCCACGGGCGGGAATGACCGGATTCTTGAGTACGACTGGTCCCTTGGTTCCTTCGTACTGCACGAAGGTATCCCGGCACACTCGCTGCTGTATACCCAGGCGGGAGACACTCTGGCTGGCATAGACGGCTATGTGCTGCGTCTCAACGATGGCAATCTGGACTTCGACGGAATCCCCCAGCCGATAGCGATGGAGGTGTTAACTCCGCCGTACAACCCGGCACCCATGACGCCGAAACAGTTTCAGCGGTTGCTGGTGACGTTCTCCAAGACGAGTGAGCAGATGTCGCTGCCCTGTGATGTCATCGTGGACGGCGCTACGGTGCTGTCCATTGACTTGGCACAATACGTCGACACGCCAGCGCATACCGACATTGTGACGGCTAGAGTGCCCATGCATGTCAACGGAGAGAGCCTGCAGTTGCGCTTCGCCGTGGAGCAACTGGACCCGGTGACGCTGTACGCATGGGCGTTTGAGTGGGTGCCGTTGTGGAGGAAGGGAAAGCAGATATGAGCATCCGTCGCACGTCCCACTTTCGAGACCCGAAGCTGGAGTTGCAGATGGAGGAGCTTCGGCGCGCTGCTGCGAGCAGCGAACTGGAGGAACACGCCAACCGTAACGGCGGCGTCCACGGCCTTGGTCCGCAGGACGTATTCGAAAGCGTGGCCGGCGCGCANNCGAAGGCAAACGCNGCGCTTGNGGNAGCACGGAGCTATACGGACCAGGAGTTGGCGAAGGCGCTTGCGGAAGCAAGGAGTTATACAGATCAGGAGTTGGCGCAGGCGCTTGCGGAAGCACGGAGCTATAC